ATCGTTGGGTGCTAAGTACTTCTCAGAGAGCACAGGTGACGAGCTTAGTCTTATATCAATCGAGGACTTGGGAAGGGCAGACAGGATCATCATAGGAAGGGACACGTCGTCCATTATAAAGCCAGCCAGCAAGGAGAAGGATGTGACTGACAGGGTCTCTCAGCTGTGGGTAGCTCATGAGGTAGCACAGAAGAAGCAGGACAAGGACTTCATCAAGCACAGGATCGCAAGTCTAACTGGTGGCATAGCTGTTATATACGTTGGAGGTAACTCGGACCTGGAGCAGAAGGAGAGAAAGGACAGGGTGGATGATGCTGTGTGTGCTGTTAGGTCTGCACTTGAGGAGGGCATACTTCCAGGAGGAGGACTTGCGCTTTTTACTGAGTCTTACAGGATCATTGCTGATGCGGATGACATGATAGAGGACATCAGCCCAGAGCAGTACGTTGCGATGCAGATACTTGGTCGCGCGATACAGGCACCGCTGCTGCAGATACACGAGAACGCAGGAAACGATGGTTACGAGATCATGGAGAATGGAGACGGAATGGGATACGACGTGAAGAACGACCAGTACGGTGACATGTACGAGATGGGGATCATAGACCCGCTGAAGGTTACGAAGAACGCACTTAAGAACGCGGTCAGTGTGGCCACAACAATACTTAGTACTAACGCGATAATAACAATGACACGAGCATAATGGTACCAATAAACAAATACATCCTTATAAATATAATAGAGGAGCAGATGAAGACAGAGTCTGGACTGCTCCTAACAGGAAACGAGACAAACCAGTTCAGGTACAAGAAGGGACAGGTTGTGAAGCCAGGAACCAGTGTGGAGTGCGTGAAGGATGGAGACATCATATACTACGACAAGAACGCTGGGTACACGATGCTTATAGACGACGTGCAGTACACCATAATCCTTGAGAGGGATGTTGTTGTAGTCCTCTAGAGCTTCTGGTCCTCGATATCTCTTAGCCTCTTGATCTCCTTACGCGTACGATTCATCTTACGGATAATAGGTCTGGGGGCTTTCTCGCTATATCGAGCATCCTTCTTGAATAGTGGGTTGCTGACAGGGTTCTCTGATACGTGCACCTTGAGCTCGATCATCTGGTAGATGTCGGTGATCATCTTGCGGGTCTTGTATGACGCCTCGTAAAGGGCTGCCTCTCCATACTTGTTAGGTCTCCACAGGGTGATCCACCCGTCAGCGAGCATTCGTTTGAATCGGTCCTTCTCCCAGGTGAGTCCAGACTCGAACTCCCAGAACTGTTTGTGACGGAAGTAACCCTCGCTGTAGACGAAAAGGAGGATGTCTATGTCTGATGTACTTAGCTTGTGTTTGGTGCGGATGAGCGTCTTTATTGCCCTCCAGTACTTGAGGTAGTCTGCGTATGGCTTGTATTTCATTTGATTTATATTATTATCTTTGCAAAGATAAAACATATTATAATGGCAAAAACAGCAGCCTGGACAAGAAAAGAAGGAAAATCAGCCACAGGTGGCCTGAATGCTAAGGGCGTTGCGTCTTATAGGAAGGAAAACCCTGGAAGTAACCTGAAGATGGCTGTTACAAAGAAGCCGTCAGAGTTGAAGCCAGGAAGTAAGGACGCTAATCGTAGAAAGTCATTCTGCGCACGCATGTCTGGAATGCCAGGACCTATGAAGAAGCCAAACGGAGAACCAACAAGAAAGAAACTAGCACTAGACAAATGGAACTGTTAAAGAGAAAAGACGGTAGCACCTCCAAGAGAGGACTATGGGACAACATCAGAGATAATAAAGGATCTGGAAAGAAGCCAACCAAGCAGATGCTTGAGCAGGAGAATAAGATAAAGAAGAAGGCTGCTCAGTACGAGTCAGCGAAGTCGTTGAACGGAAAGATGTCATACCTAAAAGGAAACGTAAAGAAAAAATGAAAAAAGCAGCAGCAAAACCAAAAGTAGAGGTTAAGAAAGAGAAGAAGGAGAAGTTTGACTTCATGAAGATGATCGCGAACAAGAAGAAGAAGTAGTGCCAGGAAGAACCGCAAAATACTACGCAGCTAATCCAGAAGCTAAGAAGAAACACAACGACTACCAGAAGGAGTACAACAAGTCTCCAGATCAGGTAAAAAAACGTGTCGAACTTAACGCTGTTAATAGGAAGCGAGGGACATATGGTAACGGTGACGGACTAGACGCCAGCCATACAAAGGGTGGAATAGTAATGAAGAAGGCATCAATAAACAGAGGATCCAAGTGCGCAATGCCTGGAGACAAGAGAGCAAGAGGAACTAAAAAATAATACCATGCTACTAGGGGATAGAATAGAGCAGATCACCACTGCAACTGGAGTAAAGAAGGTTGTAGAAGAGGTGGCTAAGGTTACAAAGAAACCATGTGGATGTGCCAAGAGAAAGGCGGCACTGAACAACCCAGACTTATTAATAAACAAAATACTAAAGTAATGGCATATCAAAAATTACAGCAGACCAGAGCTGCAGCGGTAGTTAAATCAGACACAGCTAATATACCATCCATCAGCGGAAGCGATGGAGTGTCTACAGAGGCTTGTGTGCTTTACACAGGATCAGGAGGAATCATCCGTGTTCTAACAGCAGGAGGAGACGACGTGACACTTAACTCAGTTCCAGCGGGAGTTGTTCTACCTATACAGGTGGTTAGAGTATTCTCAACAACAACAACAGCCACGAACATTGTGGCCCTTTGGTAAGATGAGCAAGGAGCAGATAGACGTAATACTGAACAAGTTTATAAGTAGAAAGCTACTAGTTTTTGCAATAGCTTGTTGTGCATTATTTGCAGGTGACCTAACGTCTCAGGACTGGGTTGTTATAGCGACAGCATATGTTAGCATTCAAGGATTTACGGATATAGTAAAGATAATAAAGAGCTAATGGAGTCTGTTAAACTATACGCAATAAACTCACTAACTCTAGTTATGACATTTACAAACATAGAGAACACGCTAAAGATTATGCTACTACTAATGTCTATAGTGTATACTGCAGTTAAGATTTATCAATCAATTAATAAGAAAGATGAAGATAGTAATTAAGAGGCTACACAAGACTGAGAACTCTACAATAGGAGAGCTTACTATAGATGGTAAGTTTGAGTGTTACACACTTGAGGACAAGGAGAGGGATGTTAAGATAAAGGGAGAGACGGCCATACCTACTGGAACTTATAAGGTAATCATAAACCAGTCAAACAGGTTCAAAAGATTATTGCCTCTACTAATAGCTGTTCCTAACTTTGAGGGTGTGCGTATACATGCAGGAAACTCTAACCACGACACAGAGGGCTGCATACTTGTTGGAATGAATAGGTCGGTTGACTACATCACCAAGTCAAGGAAGGCATTCGATATATTATTTAAGAAGATGCAGAGTGCTAAAGATATAACCATAACAATATCGTAATGAGGCTGTACCTATTTTTGTTTTTGCTACTTGCATCGTGTTCTACTCGTAAGGTAGCAGTACAGGAGGTTAAGAAGGACTCTGTGTCACAAATTGTTACTAAAATTGTGACAAAGGAGGTGCTAGACGTGAAGAACGAGACAGACATAGTTACTGACGAGTACACGATAACTCCTATCGACACGTGCAAGGACATTGTAATCAACGGTAAGACTTATAGAAACGCTGTTTTAACGTACAAACGCACAAAAGATAGCAGCAAGTATACAGAGAAAAAGATAACGTCTAAGACAGAGGATAAGAAGGAGAATACTAAAGTCATAGAGAAGACAAAGAACAAGAAGATAGAGAGGAAGTCATATAACATGACCTGGATACTTTTAATAATAGCAATTATAATAACACTATGGCTAAACAGACCAACACTGCTAAACTTGTTACGAAGAGCGTAAGTAGACCTGGCGTTCACTCCAAGTCAAAGACCTCGTCTCTAAAGCAAAGCAAGAACTATAAAAAATCCTATAAAGGACAAGGTAAATGACAAAGATAAGCACTTATAATATAGACGACAACGTAACGGCAAATGATAAGTGGATAGGATCTGACGTTAACAACTTCAATAAGACAAAGAACTTTACTCCTAAGAAGCTTGCGGTATACTTTAACGGGTCGCAGGTCATAAACACGGGAATGGAGTTACTTTACAAGTACTTCACAGTAGCACCTTCAGAGACAAGGCCAGCTGGAACCATATCGTTCGAGAACGAGATAGGTCCAGTAGTTAGTTTCTCATCCATAACCACATTCTTAATAAGTAAGTCCACCCAGAAGGGTAACAATGTAGACGAGTTCCTAGGGTTCTTGGTCGGTACAAAGAGTTTGCTGTACAAGGCAGATGACGTTAACGTGTTCGGTTACTACGACATAGTGTCGATAGAGCCGTACGTAGATGATAACAACTTCTACGTTGTAACTCTATCATTCATAGAGGGTAACGGAAGTATAG